ATTCGCGCAACTCGCCTTGACGGAGAAGAAGTCACCATCCATGAACAAGAGGTCAAAGTCTCCACCGTTCCCGACCTCATTAGTCCATTCGACCAACCCCCAACAAAGAATGAACCCACAACCACAACCCCAACAACCAATCCCAGTTAAAGCAAGCGTTCCGGTTCACCTTTCCGAAAGGGTGTTCCGCCGCTACGAGTCCATGATCGCACAAGTCGTTCGCAACTTTCCCAACGCGACCACCTTCCAACACGCACCCTTATCCATAAACACATTCACCTGCCGTCTCCGCGACGCGATCAAATCCGTCCTCACCTACCACTGGCCAACTCCAATCGACATCACCCTCCTCGAACAAATCCGTCCCTCCCTCATCGTTCGGGAACAAAACGGTCTAGTTTGGGCTGGCCTTAGAACCAACAACTCCGAAAACGGTATCGCTACCGAAGGGACCACCCCTGCTCCCAAGGCACAGGAGTTAATCCTAACCAACCCCAACCTCCGAGACCTATACGCCATCGCACATCTCCTCTCCGAGCGTAAACTAAGTGGTCCCGTCATCCTCATCAACGCCAACCACGTGGACATCGACCAAGTAACCGCGCAACCCTTCGACGTTGCCTTTCGCGAGGAAGGTGACAGAATTTACATGTTCTAACATATGAGCACCAACACTGAACCAGTTCCCAAACCCGACGTTCTCGAAGACCCATACGCAGACATCCCTGATCGTGACGCATACGGCCACCAAATCAAGGTGCGCATCAGCCACGACATCCCTGAACTCGACAAACTATTCATCCAATCCATTAACCCTGGCCGCGGCGTCCTTCAAGCCATGGCTAACCTATTCTTCAAAGCCGTCCTAGACGAATGTCGTGCACGAGGAATCACTAACTACCATGACCATTATGACCAATTCATCGCAATCATCCGACGACGCACCGCTCCTTTCACTCTTGGACAAGGACATGACCTTAATGACTCAGGAGGAGCGTCAAGCGTTCATAATCCAACTTCGAAACAACCGGCAAAACCACTCAACTCTAAGAGCAACTCTAGAGGTCGAAGGAAGTCCGAAGACTAAGAGAACAGAAAAACCAATCGACGTGAACGAGTATTTAAACTTATGATTGTAGACTATCAACTTGTCGAAGCTGGAGAAACTAACGACTGGATAAGAAAAGGTTACCAACCCTTTGGTGCTCCAGTTTACGACTCAGCAAATGGTGTAACCGCTCAAGTCGTGGTCCTCGAAGCAAACGAAGCTCCAGAAGATCAAGTCATCGGTTGGCACAAATCACATGCCCTCATCACTGCCAACCCCTCCAAGGAAGCACTTGATGCGATCAAGTCACGCTTTCCGACATTGGAGGACGGGAAGTGAAACAGCCCGCACTAATTTGGTTCAGTATCTACTCTAAAAAGTGGTACTGTGTCCACCAAACCGAACCCAAAATATACGGTATAGGTCTAACCGCCTTAAAAGCCTATAAGGACTGGTCCCGCCTCATCATGGCCACGGGAGTCAAGGAAGTCGACCTCCCCAGTCACGAAATCGTAGACTCCGAACCCGACTTCGCTAAATGAAACCCATCACCTTCCTAGACTCCGACACCTTCCTCATCGACAATAGTCACTATGAAAACTACATCCTCTGCCCGCGTAAAGCGCAATACGCCGTCGTTGAAAAACGCACCCCAGACGCGGAACGCGCAGCCCTTACGTTTGGGGGTCACCTACACCTTGCCCTCAAGCTCCGTTACCTTACTTGTTTCGACAAAGCCGCGACCGAAGAAGTTGAAGCCCGGCAAATGGTGCTTCTTGAACGTCTATGGGAAGCACGGCCGACTGTTATGGGTGACCATAGGACCCTTGGTCTCGCTCAACGGGCTATTAGTAAGTACAACAAAGCCTACAAAGACGAACCCTTCTCCCTCCTCACCGACCCCTCTGGTCGCCGCATCGTTGAAGAACCATTCGCCATGCCACTCGGCGTCATCCACCCCAAAGGTTTCAAACTCAAGATCGTCTGGACCGGAGTCATAGACCTCCCCGTCTCCTACGGCTCCGAGGTCTTCACCTTCGACCACAAGTCCTCCTCTATTGGTGGTGACTACTTCTTCAACGACTTCATGCTCTCGGACCAAATGATGGGGTACTGTTGGGTTCTCAAGAACCGATTTAACACCAAAGTCTCCGGCGCAGAAATCAACGCATTGTTCATCAAAAAACCCGGTAAGACTGAACGCGCAAAAGACCCTATCTCCTTCGCTCGTCAGAAAATCTACTACGACGACGAACAGATCGAGGAGTGGAGAACCAACACCCTCAAAGTCCTAACGCGTTTCTTCGAGGACTATGAGGACCAATACTTCCCCATGCACCGCACCCAGTGTATCCGCAAATACGGTGCTTGCCCTTACTTCAACGTCTGCACCATGGCACCGAACGTTCGGGACACCTACCTACAAACCACTGACTTCAAGGACGACACGTGGGACCCGCTTCACGCAGAATTCAAGCACATCCTTGACGAAGTCCTTGCCCTACCCAAGAACAAACTCTCCTACACCATCCCCTCCGAAACCTTCCGCGCACCAACCGTTAACACTGAGGACTACCTTGACCTCCTAAACCAATAATGTGAAAACTGCAGAAACCTACAAACCATCAAACGGATTCGGGCTACTCCTCGAATCCCTACCGAAGGCAGGGAAAACCACCCTCGCCTTAATGTTCCCTGACCCATACATCATAGACTGTGACAACAACCTCTCCGGTGCGCTCCGCTGGTTCAAGCAGAACGATCCAGGGAAACTCTCCAAGATCAAATACGACACCGTTAACGTCCTTGACGACGGCACCATAGTCGAAGACGAGAAGCGTTGGGAACGGGTCGTTGACCTCGCAACTGCCGCTCTCAACGACAAAACCATCCGAACCATAATCGTCGACTCGTGCACAGCCCTTTCCAAATACCTGGAAGACTTCATTGTCTCCAGAAAAGGCGCCGGTAAAAAGGAGGGCATGACCATATCCGACTGGATACCCTTCCGAAACCTACTCGGTAAAATCGTTATCGACCTCCGAGCCAAGTCCAAAGGTCGCATTATCATCTTCACCTCCCACGAGGAAGTTGTCAAAGACGAATCAACCGGGGTGCTCCACTACCGTACCAACATCCCCTCCAAACTCGCCGACTCCTTCGGTGGTTTCTTCTCCGACGTTTGGAGATGTGAAGTTAGCACTGACGCAACCACTGGCGTTTCCACCCACTCCGTCCGCTGTGCCAAGTCACCCGTCTATCCTGCACTGGGTTCCTCCATGGGACTTCCAGCGATCTTTAAGTTCACCTGGCCCGAATTCCAAAAATACCTTGTTAAATACGATGAAACAATCAAAGTCTGAAATCGAAATCCTATCACTCATTGCCTTCTTTGCCCTTGGCGGTGGCGCTCTTATCAGCGTTATCGTCTGGCTCTGCCGGTAATGGCTAAGTGTTAGCCAAAACTATGAATCCAAATGATTTTAAAGTCACTATTGCACCAGAACTCATATGCCAACCCGTCCTCGACCACGGATTCGTCCGTTACATCGAACACATGGGATCGGACCAACGGATCGTTGAATCCGCTCGGGTCAGCTATCACCAACCCAGTAAAGGAGAAGAAGCAGACAAGAAGCTTCTCTTATATCTGTACAAAAACAAGCACACCTCCCCCTTCGAAATGGTCAAGCTGATGCTCAACATTAAACTCCCCATCTTCGTGATGCGACAGTATGTCCGCCATCGGATGCAGAACCTGAATGAGGTAAGTGCACGGTATACGGAACTGCCGAATGAGTTCTATATACCGAAGGATTGGCGTAAAAACCTTAAGGCTGGTCAGAATAAGCAACAAAGTGAAGTCGCAGAGTTTGGTCTTTTAACTTGGTTTGACCAACACGAAGAAGCACCAGAGGGAAGCGCGTCTGTTTACACAATGAAAGGTATGACTCTATCAGAAGCCCTCGTCAAGCATTGTGAACTGTCATACACCCTATACCAGCACATGATCCGAGTCGGCGTCGCTCGCGAACTCGCCCGCATGGTTCTCCCCGTCAACATCTACACCGAATGCTACGTCTGTTGGGACCTTAAAAACCTCCTGCACTTCATCACCCTACGCGAAGACGCCCACGCACAGTGGGAACACCAACAATACGGCACTGCTATACGCCGCATCCTTAATCACCTTTTCCCCTGGACTATGGAAGCCTTTAAAAAGTTCAAATTCCCCGTAATAGAAATGACAGAAACGAAAGAATAAACCTATGATAAATGGACTGACAGCAGAAGAAGAACAAAAAGCACGCAAAGAAGCCGCGGAGAAACTTGGGTGGACAAGCATAAACTTGACCTGCATAAACTTTGGACCTGCAGACCTATTTGGTTATCCACCAGGTAAAGAACCAAGCAAAGCCGCTTCGTACCATGAACGAGACTTAGCACTACGGAGAGTCCCATACTTAATCTCTCCATCTGACCCTGCAGCCGAACCAGATGTACCATTCAAAGTCGACCCAAACGACCCATCAGTTATCACTCCCAAACGCTGTTTCAACTTTGAACAATACATGATCCGCTTATGGTGCCAAAAATTCAGCAAGGAGACTCCGACTGCTCCGACCATCCCCACCACCAACGTTCGCATCCATTGCGCGAAACTCATCCTCGAAGAATTCAACGAGTACCTTCAAGCAACCGGACTACGACTCACGTTCGTCGAAGGTCAAGGATTTGAAGTTGTCGAAAACGGTGCCTTCTTCGGCACAGTCCCCCACCCCGACCTCGTCGATATGTTCGACGCCACCCTCGACCTTAAATGGGTGGTCAACTTCGCCGAAGTCCTCCACGGCATCTCCGCGGAACAATCCGACCACGGTTTCGCAGCGTTGATCGACAGTAACTTCTCCAAACTCTGGACCGCCAACGAAGTCATGAAAGCCCGTAACGAAGATGTTCTCTGCGGTTCCACCGGTCCCGTCCGCATCCTATCCGACTGGCGCGTAGTCCACACCCCCGAATCCGCCCACCACGGAGAAGGGCACACCAACGACTCCAAATGCTTCGTGGTTCTCCGTCCTCCCGACTGGAAGATCATCAAGTCCCCCTCCTACACTCCCTTGGACGTCCGACCAATACTTTTCCCCGCGAGTGCGGAAGAAAAACAAAGCTAACAAGCACAAACCAACACAAGTACAAAACATATGGATACACCAAACGAAGTTCAAATTGACCAACTCGAAGAACTCGACTTATCAAACGTCGATACATCTCGCCCCCTCATCACCGGACCACAACGCGTCCGTATCGTGAAGATGGAAGTGGTCAAATCCAAGAACGGCGACTGGAAAAACCTCAACGTTGTTCTCGGCCTTGTCAACGGCACCAAGACCAAAGACGGCAAAGAGGTCAACCCGGGATTCCAGCACACCGAAACCATCACCCTGAAGCGGACCGAGAAGTACGAGCCAACGGAAAACCTCGCGCGACTCCAAGAATGCTTCCTCGGTAAGAAAGGCCGTTGGAACTCCTCCGAGATGTACGGTGCCGAAGGGGATGTCAGGTTCGACATTCAACCCGCGGAGGGTCAATACCCTGAATCCTCCCGCGTCGTCGGTTGGATCAAAAAGAAGCTAACCGAACCAGCGCCCTTGTCCTAAACCACTAAAAACCTTGGGGTGTTGACCAGGGTTGGTTGTTGCCATTCCAACCCGCGCATGGCGGTCAGCACCCCACTTTCCTTTACAAAACTATGTCCGCAACAAAAGATTATCTCAAGTTCGCACAGCTCAAAGTCCCAACCGACCTCCTCGACGCGATCGCATCTCTCCTTGACATGAAGACTGTTCATGGTCGCAAATGTCTTGAAGTCAAACTCGGCGAAGCCAAACTCCTCGACGACAAACAACAGGACTACGGCCCAAACAACATCATAGAGATCGGCCTTCACGGTGTCATTTCCCGTGTTAACGACAAGAAAGCCCGCGCAGAGAACCTCCTAAAGAAACGCACCGACGCTCTCGCCAACGCCGAGGTAGTCTCCCAAACCGCCAACGAGTCCCTCGCTGACACCTTCCAGGACATTGCTAACTATGGCACCATTGCCACCATGGTCGAAAGGAACATATGGCCGACCGCGAGTTAACCCGTAAAGCCAGATGTCCCGTCTGCCACGCAGACCTCCCCTTCCACTCTAACGCAAACCCAGGAGACATCTCCTTCTGCCTCGGTTGTGGAAACATCAGCAAGTACAACCAGAAGATGCAGTTGAAGACTGTCACCGCCCAGGATGTTCTCTGCTTCAGTATCAGTGAATTCCAACAGGCAAAGTCCTTCAACCAGCGTACTCGCGCCCTGCGTGATGGTCTCAACAAACAGGAATAAACCCCGTCTCCTTCTATCCATAATGTTTCCACTGGACTGGAACTTTGGCAAATGCGTTGCTGCAATGAGCAAGCGTAATCTACGCTGCCCTGACTGGTCCATCCTCCACCTCCAGTGGGAACATACTAATTTCACACTCAACCCATGGACTGCCCACTTATATGATTGAACAACAGACTCGAAAACTATCCGACATCAAAGTCGGTGAACGAATGCGAAAAGACCTTGGCGACGTTACCGGCCTTGCCGAGTCGATCAAAGACCTCGGTATCATGCAACCTATTGGTATCGACAAAGAAGACAACCTCGTCTTCGGAGGACGCCGCTATGCAGCCGCAACTCTCCTTAAAATGGAACACGTCCCTGTCGTTCACACCGACACTCAAGGTTCCATGACGCGTCTCCGCATGATGGAGTTGGAAGAGAACTACCAACGCAAGGAGATGACTTGGAAGGAGCGTGTAAACTCCGTCGCAGAAATCCACCGCCTGCACAAGATCGAAGCACACCTCAACGGCCAGCGTTGGGCCGATCGCCATACCGCCGAACTCCTCAACATCTCCCACGCAACCTCCAACTACTGCGTGCGTATCTCTGAGCTGTTAAAAGACCCCAAGCACCCAATTCAGGAAGCGGACTCTCTCACCAGCGCGTTCAAAATCCTTCTCCAACTCAAGGAGGACGAAGCCAACCGTCTCCAAGCCATGATGACCCTGCCGCAAGCACCAGTCGTCACTACCTCCTCCCCTGAAGTCATGGAGATAATCGGTTCCCTTCCCGACCCCATGGAAGGAGTTGATTCCCTTGTCAACGACATCCTATCCGAGACCGAAACAGTCCCCTACGAATCCGAGAAATGTGTCGCCTGCTCCGGCACTGCCAAAAACTCCCGCGGCGACGTCTGCCCGATCTGTAAAGGTACTGGCTTCGGCGCAAAACTCGATACCATCAAAGTTCCCCTCAGTCAGATGTTCCACATGGGTGACTCTCTCGAATGGTGCGCCGCCCGTGCCTCCGACTCTATCGACCACATCTGCACCGATCCTCCCTATGGCATCGAGATGTCTATGCTCTCCCAAGACGTAGCCGGGATGAACGACATAGACCGGGTTGAAGACGAACATGACGTAGACGAAAACCTTGACCTCCTCGAAAACTTCCTCCCCATAAGCTACCGTATTCTCAAACCCGGTGGTTTCTGTGTCCTCTGGTGCGATTCAATGCACTTTCGTATGCTACACGACATGGGACTAGAGATCGGCTACCGTGTCCAGCGTTGGCCCCTTCATTGGTGTAAGACTGGTCCCGCGAAGAATGGTTCCGCACAATACAACTTCACCAAGAAAACCGAGGTCGCTATCGTGATGCGAAAGAACTCCGAAGAAGGCGACAAAAAAGTCATCGCTATGTTAACCTCCCAACAACCCGAAAACTACTTCAACTGTGGTCCCGCTGACAAATCTATGTTCCCACACCCCTTCGCCAAACCCGTCCCCCTCTGGCAATGGGTCATGCGCGCCATCGCAACCCCCGGTCAAATCATCCTCGACCCGTTCGCAGGTTCCGGCTCAGGTACTTACGCTGCCGCAAGTCTCGGATTCCGCCCCTACGGTATCGAGAAAAAAGAAGTCCACTTCATGAACCTCATCAACATTATGAGCAAGGGCTACCGTGAATGGATGCAACCAAAGAAAGTCGAATTCACCTAAGTGACCCTCCACCACATAATCTATGAAAGCGACGTCTACCGTGCAAGTGTGGACTCTACAGGGCGACTGTGCTCAGTTAGCGTTAGTCGAGGTAACAGGTGCAAACCGTGGCAGGACGTACCTATCGATCAGCTACCGCCTGAAGTTATCAACCAACTCATTACCCAACAAATATACCTGCCCGATTTGCAAGATAACTTTCCTTTCGAGATCTAAATGGCGTCCATGCCCACTCCACTACTACCATGCAAAACCGCGTAAACAACACCTTCCCAAAAATGTCGGCTCCGTACCGACTCGCCATAATCGGAGAAGCACCGGGAAAGACTGAAGAGGAGTTGGGAACTCCATTCGTTGGCGCGTCAGGGGAACTCCTAACTGGGCTCCTGCAAGACGCGGGACTTCAACGCGACGCGTGTTTCATTGGCAACATTTGTCAATATCGTCCACCCGACAACGATATCAAGAAGTTCGCCTGGACCGGTACAGAAATCCAACAAGGCATCTCCACTCTCAAGCTTGACCTAGAAGCGTTTAAGCCCCACATGTGTCTCCTCCTTGGGAACAGTGCACTCCACGCCTTTAAGTCCCCTCTCACGATGCCGAAGAAACCCACCTTTCCAATCTCCTCTTGGCGTGGTTCCCTATTTCTCGCTTCTACTCTTCTCCCCGGCACGAAGTGCCTTGCCACCTACCACCCCGCATCTCTCCTCCGTGTCTTCAACGACTGTATGCTCGTTCGATACGACCTCCGTCGCGTCCGTAAAGAAGCCGATTTTCCCACTCTCACTCTCCCCCAACGTACCCTTATAACCGACGTCACCGTTGACTACCTCACCGACCGCTTCAACCGCATCCGTACCGACAAGCCCAAAATCACAATTGACATAGAAGGAGGATGTTATGGAATTAAGTGTTGTTCTGTGGCTATCACCCACCAAGATGTCTTCATCGTGCCATTCGAAAACATGGACGGAACTTCGTACTGGAGTGAAGAAGATGAGCTTAAAGTTTGGGAACATTTCTCCAACATTCTTTCGGACTCAACTATTCCGAAAATCCTCCAGTACGGTCTCTACGACAGGTTCGTATTTGCATGGGCAGCGAAGCTACTGGTCCGCGGACAAGTCGATGATACTCTACTTAAGCACTGGGAGTTCCAGTGTGAAATGGATAAAGGTTTGGATGTCCAGACGAGTATCTACACGCGCGAACCGTTTTATAAAACGATGATCGTGGCCAACCCAAAGGCAAAGACCTACTGGGCGCGTCTCGCTGGTCTCCCGAACAAAACCTTCTGGACCTACTGCTGTTTGGACAGTGCAGTCACCCGCGAGTGCTCCAACGTCCTCGACGCTTGCTTAAAGGGTTCTTCGATTGATCACTACCAATTCAACATGTCCCTCCTGAATCCCTTTCTGTACATGGAACTCCGGGGTATTCGGATTGACCGCGACAAACGTGATGCGCGGATATATCAACTGGAACAAGACGCAGTTCCACTCCAAGCAGAAATGGACGCCTTTGCGGGGCACCCAATCAACGTCAAGTCCCCTCCGCAAATGACCAAGTTCCTCTATGAAGAACTAAAGCTTCCAACCCAATACAAGCGTGGTGCGAAGCCAGACGAGTTCGGTAACGTCCCTTCCACAACCGAGTACGAAGCGATCCTTAAACTCGCTCACAAGTCCAAGGACGATCGGTTGATGAAACTTATCAAACTCAAGGAACTCTACAAACGTGCCAGTGACCTACGCACCTTAACCACCAATCCCGATGGTCGAATCCGTTTCGCATTCAACCCAGTTGGATCAGTCACTGGTCGCGTCACCTGTTCCGAATCCCCCTCTGGTTCCGGCACCAACGGTCAGACAGTCGTTAAGGCTAACCCAGTCTTCGATCACAAAGCAATGCAGGAAGGTGCTCGGGACCTCCTCACCGCAGACGATGACGACCACTGGATATGGGAATGCGACCTTTCTGGTGCAGATGGGTGGACGGTAGCTGCGCACTGTGCCCGCTTGGGCGATCGCACCATGCTGGATGACCTCCTCTTTGGTCTAAAAATTCCCTACCTCGCCGCGCTCACGGTCAACTACGGCGTCGTCACCAACCAATGGGACCGTCCCACCCTCAAGGAAAAGTCAAAGGAGATAGTCAAAGACTCTCCTATTCACTTCTCCATGAAGCAGGTGCAACACGGGACCAACTACGGAATGAAACCTCCTACGGTCGCAATGCGAGTCTTCCTTGAATCTTATGGACAAATCAGCATCACCACTAAACAAGCCGAGCAATACCAACAAGCCTACCTCACGCGGTATCGTGGCGTCCTTCGTTGGCATGATTGGATGCGTAAGGAGATATATAAAGGTCATCTCATCACCGCTACTGGTCATAAGCGAATATTCACTGGACGGAAAGGTAGTGATGATACTCTCCGTGAAGCACTCTCTGACGAACCTCAAGAAGTTACCACGTATGCCACGAACATGGCATTGCTTAAATTGTGGAGAGACCCAGACAATAGAGTGGTGGATAACAACAATAAAGTGTCGTTGCGGATTGAGCCACTCCATCAAGTCCACGATGCTCTCGTTGGTCAGTTCAAGAAAACAGATCTCGCCTGGGCAATTGGTAAGATTAAATCCTACTTTGATAACACAATAACCATCGCCGGCATACCCATTAAGATACCGTTTGAGGGGCACTACGGACCATCTTGGGGTGAGCTAGCCGATAAAACAAGGACGATATGAAAAGTCAACAATTCATTTATAACATAGGACTTAGTGCTAAGTTACCACTAACACACAAAGACGCGTTCATGGCGATAGAAAAAGCTGTTGAAGAAACAAATAAGTCACTACAGGAACACCTTAAACAGAAAAAGTTAGTGTCTGTAGAAAATGACGTTACAACTGTACACGAAAAGTTTGAGTTGTTAAACTTCGAAATACAATTCATTCGAGACACAGGAAGATTCGATGGTTGCACTGGTGAAATTCACGGACAGTACGAAGATCGTTATCATTCACTTAGAGTAAAAGTTACCTTTAAAGACCTATGATCACAACCAAAATCTCCGGTCACATGGATGGCACCTTAAAACCTGGAGTTCGTATCCTAGTCGAAGGAGAGGATCAAAAACTTAACGTTGTCCTAGACGTCGAATCCGCGCGCGGTCTCGCCATTAGCCTACTCCGCGTAACCGAACAAATCTCTGACGACTCCTGCTGGCTTAAAATCTTCCGTGACCGATACCCTACCGACTACGCCGACTACGAAAACGTTCAAGCCTTCCTCACCGAAATCACCCGCCTCCGCGCTAGTAATGTCAAACACTTAGCCAAAACGGATAATTGATATGAACGTCTCCCACTTAATGCAACCAGCATTCAACCCCAACTTTCCCCAACAACCCCTTAAACCTAACCTCACCTCCACCACCTTTATCCCCCCAAACGTCGTTGGTAAAATCCTAGAAGTCTATGAAAAAGGCACGCTCAAGGACCTCGCGAAACTCCCGAACAACATCATCTCCGCAGAAGACGGGTCGTTCTGGACAACCTGGAACTTCATCCTCTGGCTCAAGTCCCAAATCAAAAAAACTCCCATCCTTTTCACCGTCCGAGGAGAACCAATATATAGTTCAGCAGACTTTGGAATGTGTGAGACTAACAGCGGTAAACGAGATGCTTCACACCCAGGTCTCCAACCTCTCCCGACTGGTGAACTTCCAAAACATGTACATCAGCATGATGAGCGAGTGCTTCCACGGAGCGTTCCGAGCGAGTGAAGCCTTTTACACTCAATTCAAAAAAGTCCAATCCGACTTCCAAGCCCAACGTGAACTTTTTCAGTCATGAGTTTTATCCGCACCTACATGGAATACGTCAAGCGGGACGAAGCACATGAAAACTATCACCTTTGGTCTTGCCTCGTAGTCCTCGCCTCTCTAATGGGTCGGAAGGTTTGGCTGCAACGCCCTTACCAGCGCATATACGCAAACCTCTACGTCATCCTCGTCGGCCCACAGGGGAATCGTAAAACCGCCGCGAAGGATATTGCGCAAACCTTCATGCGTGACGTTGGAGGGATCACCTTCGCAACTGAAGCCACCACTCGTGAATCCCTCATCGACCAAATGAAGAAGACGGAGGAGAGTTTTTCCTACAACGGAGTAACCGACACCTTCGTCGCATTAACCATATGCGCCACTGAATTCAAAGAATTTGTCGGCAAGGACCCAATCGGTATCATCACCTTCATGACCGACGTTTACGACCGGGACGTCTACGACTACGGCACCATGAAACGCGGAACCGACCTTCTCATAAACCCCTACCTTAACATGATCGCGTGTGAGACCCCTGAATGGCTCACCGACCGACTAAAGGAACGAGTCGTCAGTGGTGGCTTCTCCCGCCGCGTAACCTACCAATACGAAACCACCCACTACACCTACATCGACGAAGTCCTCCATCCTGACTGTGTCAAAGCTCGTGAATTCTGCCTTAAAGACGCTATCCGAATCAAGAACATAGTTGGGGAATACAAACTCTCCCCTTCCGCACGGGACTTCTATAACAAATGGTACGTCACTAAGAAGCCTCCCGAAGACCCGTCCATGATCGGCTTTCACGAGTCGAAGCACACTATGCTAACGAAGATCGCCATGCTAGTTTCAGCAAGCGAAGGGTCATCTCTTACAATCGAGGTTAACCACTTTGAAGCCGCACTCGGAATCATCGCTACCGCTGAGACAAACATGAACCGAGTGTTCGCCGGTGGAGGACGGAACGAATTAGGTATGGTAAGTATGAAGGTCCTCGACCTCTTGGAACGAGAGAAGAAACCGGTCTCGGAGAAACAGATTCAGGTTATGCTATTCCACGACTGTCGTGACTTTCGTGAAATGGAATCTATCATAACCCACCTTATGCGAACTGACAAAGTCATCCGCTTCACATACCCAGGGAAAGTGGCGGTCTACCTTTGTTCGCGCCTATACCTCCCAGCATCCGTTCAGCAAGCGCTTGAGCGTGCAGCCGCGACATCGTCGGGTTCAGTTTCTGGAGGTAGTCCACAATCTGCGCCTTCTGCATCTCACGAGGATGAATTTGACCTGATCCGGGAATTGCAACGGACTGCTCCATCTGCTTCCGGTGCTCCAAAAGCGCCGTCGCAGAAGGCTGACCCTGTTGAGCAGAAGGATACGTCGCCCCAATGGCCTCCTTTGACGGAATTGCCTCCCGAGAACCCCCCGTAGACGGCACCGCAGGAAACATCTTACGTTGTGCGGATTCAACAACCGCCCTCAACCCTGACTTTGCGTCGTAGTTTTCATCCACCAACTGTCTCTGCATCAACGCTTGTCGGACAAAATCCGCCTGACCGCGCATTAGAAAATCCGCCATGTTGTCATGGAACGCACGTTGCTCCCTCTTGCTAACCTCATCCGCCCGCGTCATCATAGCTTGCTGGTCCCGATACTTCGCAACCTCCTTTGGCCTAAACCCAATCGCGGCTAGAACCGTCTGTGCTTGACTTGGTTCATAAATCAGGTTCCCATGCGCGTCACGTATCTTCGCATCATCATTAAACAGCTTCACGATATTCCCCACTGAATTCGGTAAAAACTGCTTAACCGCCTCTGCTGTATCCCCTGTGGTCAGGTCCTGCGTTCCCTTAACCCACCTCTCCAGAATAGACCCAGGTGCGCCAAAGACCTGTGCGTAGCTGAACCCTCTATTCGCATCCAACCCGAATAAATCTCCCAGTCCGAACCGAGCAGAAACATCCACTGGGAGCATGGAGCTGAGTACCCCCTTCAGGGCCATGTCAGAAACCAATTCACCCATTTCCTGGTCGTCCCCACCAAGCGATGCTAACCCCTCCCTAATATGTGCCTTTAGTTCTAGGTTCGGAAAAATCTGTTCCATTATGGACAACGCCGCACCTGCCATGGGTAGGCCGAGCGTACCGGACATAAGCAACTGGGTCGCAACCATCTGGCCAAGTGCCTTTTTCGCGTTGCCTTTTTCCACGTCGGTCAGGTCCGACTTTGAAAACGAATCTTTGGCCAATCGGTAGTAATCCGAAATCATGCTGAAACCGTAATGTCTCAGCGTATATAACGCTCCCACCGCACCAGTCAGATTCCCCTTATTCGCAAACAGCCCGATTGGCTTACTCGCTGCTCCACCTCCGAACATAGTCGACTCAGTCGTTCTCACCGCGAAGTCATACGCATCCGAATTCGACATCCCCTGCTTTTTCTTGAAGATGTACCCAGCCATAAATGCCGTCTTCGCATTGTATGACGTCGCGTGCATGTACAGTCCTCTCATAAACTGGCCATACATATAAAGTGGCTTCGCGAGTAACTGTCCAGGAGTCATACCCTCCGCATTAAAACTCGCCCTTCTCAGATTCACAATGGTCGAATCCGTATCCAACCCTTGAATCTCCTGAAAAACTCCGGAATCCAACCTCTGTTCGTCCTGTGCCCTCTTTAACACCCCCGCCACATCCCACTCCTTTGGCAACCCTGAGTCACCCTTCGTAGAAATACCAAACAATGCCTTCATTGCCTCACCAGTGAGTTTATACCCACCCGCGAGACCAGCACCTTGCCGAGTCAACTCAGGCGCTAAAGTAAAAAGTGGCTGCATCCGTTCCACCAGCAGTGACGATAGATTCCCCCCGAGGAAGTAATGAAACGCCATCGACTTAACCTTACTCCACTCCCTCGCCGGTGGGTCAACAACCGTTAAGGTATAATCCCTCGACAAGTTCCTCAGCGCCGGATTCTGTTTCATTTCCGGATCAGCCAACAGCAACCCGGCTCTCCTCTTCGTGACCGATTTCGCCATCCCAGTGGACATACCTTCTATGTACGCCACAACTCCCTGGACCATATTTATTTCTTCCCGTCCCGGAACCAGCTTACGAGGAAGGAAATGCTTACCAAAACCACGAGCAGTAACCTCCCTAAAAACAGCTTCACCGGGGGTGTACAACTTTCGAAAAAGCTCCTGAGTCTCTGGGTCTTCCACACCTTTGACAGAATTCTCATACGCGGTTTTTTCAAGGTCAGAGAACACGTTGATGATGTCGGAGTAAAGCGTATTCACATCACGCTGACGATCGTACTTTGACGCAACTTGAATTGACCCTTCGTCGACCGCTTTGTTAGCCTTTAAGCCAGCTACGTACTGCGCCGCTTCCGTCGCGTCCGCCTTCCCCACAAAGTGCCTCACCCCATCCTTCGTATATCGAACATAATACGACCCTAGCCGAGTTTCAGGACTATAATACTCCGCCTGTGCATTCAGCGTTTCCTGCGCATTCGTGAACTTTTGATACAACCCCGCAAACTCAGTCATCAACTTCGGTTGAATCTCGGGTGGAATCTTGGTCAGCACCGCTTGCACCGTTGGTTTAACCTGTTCCGCCTTAACTGGATCAGTCGCATCCATCAACAGCGGAACCAGCGTCATACCAAAATCAATCGCGTCCTTCGCTCTCAGTCCACCTTCTCTCATCGCTATGTTCGCCAGAGCATCCGCAATACCCATTTTATGATATTCCGTAATCGCCTGCCTCATACCAGCCATGGCTTCCTTATGCTGACTGAGAAGGGTCATTACAGTTCCCTGTTGCTCAGGAGACAAGGTTGGATAATGCGTCAACCCCATCGCATCCTCATGCGTGTACGCTTTCTTATTCCAGTTCTGTTCCAGCATTATCTCACTCGCTGCCAATTCCATCTTTGGGTTGGAGCGAACCTTAATCAACGGAGCAGAGGAATCAAACGTTGGTTTTCCAAACTTATCCACGGTCATGAACGGGGTCATGCCTTGTGTAATCATCCGATTGACCTGACCTCTATACCCAAAGATCAAATTTGTCACATCTTTCAGCACCGGATACAGCTCCCTCAAATGTGCCGGGATCATGATGTTTCGCTCGAACCAGTTTGGCTTCTTTCCTATGTACGGTTCCAACGACTTAACCGCTCCAGCCCTTTCCAGATAGTCGAAGGCCATCTTCTTAACCTCCTTATCTGGAAACAACGCAGAGATAAAGCTTGGTTTGGTAATCTCCATCTTACCAATATCTGCCGAGTCCACCATTTCTGCAAAGTGTCTCGGATGTGTTGACTCCAGTCGGGCAAGTTCCGCAACTGACTCAGCAATCCCCTCTCGCGTCCGAGCAAGCATGGTGAAACTGTCATTCATATCACCAATCGCTTTAGCCACATCCGTATTCTTCGCCCCGACTGTCTTTGCCAGTTCTATAACCGACGAGGTCACATCCCGGAGATCAGTGTAAAACTGATTCGCAAAGTCTGACAAGAATTTAGGACTAAACATCACATCCTGTGCGAACTCCTTCGCTCGGGGACTTGCGGCACCAACTGCGAGTAAGCCCATATAAGTCGCAAGAAACTCATCCGGGTCAGATGCGCCGTATTTGATTACATGGTTCAGTGAGTCAGTTGCCGACCCACGTTCAGTTCCCATCATGTAATGAATTGGAACCATGTGCGCCACTGAGGAACGTAAAATAGCTTCACGGTCGGCTTCATCCATATTAACAACACCCTCTCGTAACGCACGGAGCTTCTCCAACCGCACAGGGTCCATGGTCGATGATTCCTCGACCCTCCAGATGCGGTGAAATACTTCGTGGCCTAACACATAGTTCATGAAAAATCCTCTGAACTCTTTTGTTGCGTTAGGTAAGATATTTAGATTCAACCCAATAGCGCTAAGTAAACTACCTGGCTCCTTACCAGAAAGGGCTAACCCTTCTACAGCGTATGCGGTTTTGTTTACAAGTTCTGCAATCTGGGTTGTTTGGATGTCTTTATAAACTGACGCAACCTTCATCGCAACTTCCGAGAATCGTGCGGCATCTTCGACTGTGTGCCCCTGAGACATGTAGTATCGGTTGAAGAACTCCCGCACGGCAGGAGCGAAAGAACCGGCTTTTCCACCTTTACCTTCCTCGTAGGTGTACATCAACTTGACACCATGAACCGAGAGAGGACCACTTATCGACAGATCAACCCCCTTCTGCGCCAGACGACCTTCAACAATCGTCCGAATAGCTTTCATGTTCTCCGTTAGAAACTTTTGAATCGTGGCATTATTCTTTGTCCCAAAAACTTTCTTTGTTTCCTCGGACGGAGTGAACTTAAACCCCTTCTTTCCAGTGTTACCTTCTGATCCAAACTCCGCTCCAAGAGCAATGTCTCGGAGAATCGCACTAATCCTTCGACCTAGGATTTCGTCTTTCTTCAAACCCGCCACTGCAAGTTCCGCCGGGGATATGTCTCCACCTTCAATGAGAGAACTCAACGCGGGAGTTGCCCTTTCCACGAAGGACTGTTCTGCTCCTTCCACTGCTTCCTTTGCGAAAGGGTCGAGACCGATCGGTGCTGGTGGAGAGGGAAGGTTCACAGCATCCTCCCCTCGAACGACCCCCTTCGCCGACTCCTCCGCCGCGGCTCCCATGGTTGAAAGCTTATTCGTCTTATTCAGCGAAGCCAACAACGGTTTCATCTTCTCCGCGCGTTGCTCTGGTGTCCACTTCGCAACTTCCTCCGGGTTCAACTTCGCCTTCCTCAACCACCCGAGCGCCGCTTGCGTATAATTCTTTGAAGCAACGTCAGAAAGGGCATCTTTGGAGGTTCCTTGGTCCACTTTCGTAATCGCTTCACCAAGGAAGTTCTTAACCGGTTCAGGTAGTGCAGCAAGTTTTTCATCTGCGGATTGTAGGTTGCGTTTCTTCGTAGCGCCAGCGGTTGAAAGTTTAGCTGCTTCCTCGTTGACTTTGTTCTCGGTCGACTGCGCAAGCTTCCGCAACGTCTCCTCGGGAGGTAATCCAGCATCGGTATGGGCAGCAGTTTTGGCACTTAGGGTTGCATCCGTGACAACCGGTTCCGCCCCACGCGCCTTGGCCAAGTCATTCGCGGTTGTAGCCGCCTCATGTAGTCCCTCCGCACCAGTTCCAACTACACCCTGTTCAATAACCGCAGCAGCCTTACTCAACAACTCCGAACCCGCCAGCACCGGTTTCGGCTCCTCCACCCCCGGTATCGGCACCCCTTCTGCACCAGCCTTTTCAGGCAACAGTTTCCTCGCAGGTTGTCCTCCTTCAACCAAGTCATTTATCTGATGACGAAAACGGGCTGCTTTCGCGTCTGGTCTTTCGCTTAAGGTTCCTCTCTTAAACATTCTAACTCCTCCTCCAGGTAACGCCTGTTCCTGTGGGCGAATAGACTCACCAAACAAAGAAGGTTCTTTAACAGTAGTTAATTGTGAGGCATATTCAAGAGTACTTGGATTCTCCCTAAGTTTAACGTGCTGAGACCATAAATCAGCTGTTGCAATATCGTTTTCTGATGGTGTTGGCACCTTTGCCTCCTCAGTGGAAGCAACCTTCGTAACCTCTTTCTTCGCATTCGCTTCGAGTTCCATCTTTGTCAACTCTTCCGCTCGAAGCATGTGGCCGACGGAACCAAACTCCCCCGCCTTCGGTCCCTTTATGGCGTGGAATATGTTGAACGGAGCGAAGACCAAATTCGGCACCATGTCCGCGAATAGGTCTTTAGTAGTCGGAAGGACTGGTTGGCCAGAAATGACACGTGACGCCATCCCACCAGCTTCTGCCAACGCAGTCCCTCCTAAAGCTTCTCCTGCGAAGTCGACCATTTTCTCAAGTACATGGCTATCCCCCGCAGCGTCACCGGCAATCGTTCCAAGACGCTTGGAGATACCACCGGTTATGTATTTGGCACCTAGACGAGATGCGGTTGGAAACAACATATTCACCCCTGCGTGTATGATACCCTGCGCGGGTGATCCAGAATCCGCATACCCTTTAGCGAAGGAGGACAGAGTTGCTGCGGCAGCCAAAGGCACTCCGATAGGAGCGGCGACAGTTGTGGCTAATCCAATCGGTATACCCTCCAGAATTGCACGTGGGAGACCTTGTCCAAGTCCTCTTCCAGCTTCCTCGAACTGGGGACCAACCATTGAACCAATTCCTCCAAACAAATCCGCGGAGGCACCAGGAACGCCGGTTTGGTTCAAGAGTTCATCAAACCCAACTGACGCACGCTTTAGCCAATTGTCATGTAATCCTTGGTTGTAGTTTTGCGTCCCAGACAACTGGTTCATCTTCTGTGCAAAACCTTGGAGGTTTAACCCCCTGACAGCCGGATGCGAAGACGCCCTTTTATAAAGGTTAAGAACGTCCTCATAGGACATTTGAGGTGTTTCCGTGTCCATAAGAAGCCTTGGATTGGGAGTAATGTCTAATGATTAGCCATTACATGAAAAGGG